TGGTGCAGGCTAACCATTGCAGTTTAGTATGTTTGTTGATTTCAAAAAAGTGTTTGTTTACACGTTCATTGGTAGCCATTAGATAGTAGGCCTGTAAGTCTGCACTACCACCAACATTGGCACCATACTTGAGCATCAGATAAGTAGAAAAACTTTTCTTTTGTTCATCAGTAAACTTGTCATAGTAAGCACGATCCTTGCGATCAAATGCTGCCATCTCATTACCAATATATAATGGATCTGTATTACTCATTTATTCTTTCTAACATAATTGATCAATTGAGCTATGCTCTGTTGCATGTCTCTATACTTGTGCTTCATTGATTCAATTTCCTCAGCCTGTTTACGAACTAATTCAGTCAGTTCACCAAATGCCTGCTGTGTTTCACGCAATTTCTTATCTTGGCTCAGCAAGTTTGGGCGTGGTGGCGCATTTGGGTCCACGGGTCTTTTCTTTTTCTGCTTAAATTGTTTTGGGTTAAATGCCATCTTTGGTTTCCTTAGAGAGCTTATATATAATTATACATTGTTCTACCGCTGATTGTAAAGCAGTATTTTGGTTACGTTTCTCATATATATCTGCCCACATGCGCTTTTCTATCTGCTCTTTGGCTAACCAGCTTTGTCCAATCATGAACCGTTCACTGTCTGGTGCACCTGCTTCGCGAGCATAGACAGTCAGTCCACCGTCTGGACTTTCGTATATGTAAGTTGCTCCTGGTTTATATAGTCCCATCTACCAATGCCTAATTACCCCTGCTATGATAAAGCAGTTGGTAATGATATAAAATAATACAATCATTGTACGTATGAAAGCAATACGATCAGCTTCTTGATCTGTACGTCCTTCTTTTTGTCCTAGGGCTTTAGCCCAAATACGCCAAGCGTGATTCTTTACCATATCTTGCCGTAATCCACCACCTCGCTTTGGCGGCTGATATCTTTAACAAAATAAGCACACATTGGATGCTCACCATCATTGATAGGCACTGCCAGCATCTGTCCAGGACGTAGTTTTGGAAAATACCATTTGACATCTTGATAGATATCTACGATCTCAATGGGTTCAAATACTGGTTTAAAGCTGTCTAGGGGATTAAATGTAAACACATTAAAGCCGCGATCGTTAATTGATGTTAAAGGTATAACTTCTAAATCACCAAAGTCTGGTTCACCGATCAATACCTGCCAATCCACCGGCATCTTGATTAGGTTACCACCAATGTTTAGGACCAATGCTGGACTGTTAAAACTTTCTAAGAAGATCAATGGAATAAAGAAGTAGTCGGGATTCTTTGGATCACTGTTGTCTAATATAGCGAAACGTAGATCCTCGACTTCATCTGGTATCTCATTCATTTCATATGCGGTGTTTTCTAATGTTAATATGTAAATTTTAATGCTCCTTTAAATTACTTTGATTGCCAATCTGCTTTTTCTACAACAAATGGATAGTTTGCTTCTTTATAAAAGGCTTTTCTCTTAGTTAAATGCCTTTTAGCAAATTTACATGTTGAGGTAATATCGTATATTTCTACATGGTCTTTGTCTTCCGCTTTACGTATGCCACGCCCAATGGATTGGATGACCCGAACAAAGCTCTTACCAGGCTCCACAAGAACAAGATTGAAAATCCTAGGGATATTGATACCCACAGCAGCAACCCCATAGGTAGCAACAATAACCTTATCGTCCATGCTCGCAACATCGTCATAGTGTTCTTTTCTATCATCTGCTTTAGTGCCTCCTGACACGAATACACTATCTTTAATACGGTCAACTAATGCCTTACCTGGTGCCAATCGATCAACCAACACCAGTGTATTACCTGTCTTACGTATCGTTTCTACTAACTGTGCGATATAATCTAATCGCCCTTCTGTTTCCAGCAAGTATCTCAACTCACTTTGATAATCTCGATATTCTACATGGTCGACTAACTGTAGCACATTTACGTGACAGTTAGCTAGCACACCTTGCTCTTGTAATTCACTGGCACTTAACCGGCCAATGACGTCACCTATTGAGCATTTTAGGCTGACGAATTCATAATCTTCTTTAGGTATAGTTCCAGTTAGGCCCCAGCGTATAGGTATATGTGACATCACTCCCGTCAATAAAGTTTTCAGCGCATCAGCTTTGGCCATATGACAATTTGACACCACTGCTCCGTCGACAATATAGTTGTGGTCATTTTCTATATGTAAATTATATACATTGGCCGGTTTAGATATTTCTGTTCGGTTAATTAGTTTCATATAACGCCTTTATTTTTTTTGCAGTTTTTGTATCAAACATACTGTAATCAATATCAACTACTTGTTCTTGTAACCACTTTTTATTAACTAATAGTGTTTTATAGTTATTATTGTTGGCCCATGCAGTTAGTGCCGACATTTTCGCACCAAATTTCTCTCCAATGCACAATTCTTTAGGTTTAACTTCTACCACTAGTTTATTGACATGATCTACAAAATCCACAATATAAATATGTCTTTTATCATGCAAATTATATTCTATCCTCAGTGTCTCGTATTCTGCAAAAGGGTTAATATATTGATATAATGCCTCCCAACTTGACCTATACGATTTACTATTAAATTTCGTGTCCCAATGAGTATTTCTATTATTGCTGTTAGGAGTAAACTCTCCTGCTAATATTTTTTGTTTCATTAATGATGATTTTTTTTGTCTATCTTGTTCAGTCATCTTAATTCCGTACATACCATTTCTGTTGCCGGAATTTTTTTCACTAATTTTGTCTTTAACTGCTTGTGGTCGGGGAGTACCTGTACCTATATTTTGTCCTTTGGTACCTTTATTCCATGGGGTACCTGTATTAAGATTTAATCTAATATTTTCACCGTATTTTTCTTGTACTGACAACCCGCCAATTGCCGCCAATTTAGATTTAATTTCTTTTTCAGTAACTGTACCATGGAATAAGTTATCCATATTATCTACCCACATTGTGGTTTTTTTATTCATAACTCGTTTTTTAAATTTCTCAAACTTATTATCTAGTAAAGTTTCACCGCTCGACAATGTTAATGTGCCACTAGAGTACTCGATTACTCTAATAGATTGATTATGTTCTATTAGTCTGTCATTGAGTAATTCTATCCATTTATTGTATTGTATTTTCATAAGGACTTCTGCATTAGCTATATGTATTTATGTTTTATTTACAATTTCATGGTTATCTGATAATTCGTCGGCCCTGCACCAACCCAAATTAGTTAAAAATTTATGATTGCCAGTTACACGGATAGATACTCCATTATCAAAGGTTAGCTCATACATTTTTTCGCTAGACGAATTAGTTAAATTTATATGTTGTTTAACTACAGTATCTATCTTAAATTCTTTAGTATTTTCCGAATAGTTAATTACTTTGTCACCAGCTTTTATATTTTTAATAGCCACATATCCAGTCGGAGTTAATACCTTACTATCACTATCGAAACATTCGTCGACCATAACGCAGACAACATCTTGTATAAACTCACCAATGGTGATGTCTACTTCGTGATTACGACTACCCTTTAATAAGATGTTTAGACTCTGCCATGTACAGATGGTATGCGTCTTGCCAAACTCTTTACGGTCTCCAAAATAAACTCCAACATCTAATCCCATGTTAACATAGTCAGCTTCTGTTTGTGTGACCAAACTCTTGTTTGGGACTATGACGATAGTGCGACCATGTGGCTCACAGCTATAACTCAGTGCGGCTGTGATCAGTGTCTTGCCTGCACCTGTGGCTACTTCCTGTAGGCATTGTGGATTAGCTAAGAACTTGTTGATGATGTCAATCTGATAGTCACGCAGGACTATTGGTTGTCCTGCCATAGGGTGTTTGGCTGGCCAGGTGATATGACTGAATGTGTTTTCATCTACTTGATCAAAGGTGTATTGTGTTTTATATTCACGTAGATCTTCTATCTCGATAGCATAACCCTGCTGTTCTAAATAAGGTAGTATCTCAGGTAATAAGTTGATATAAGTGCTGCCGCCCAGTTGGAAGAATGCTACCTTACCGTCCCAGCGTCCTAATCTCACTGCTGGAGTATAGCGTGCACCTGGAATCTCATACTTGAACATGTTGCTGAGTTCTTTGCGTTCATGTAAGTCTAGGCCTTCTATCTTTAGATTGCACTCGTCTTTGATAATTAATCTGGCTAGGGCCATCAGTCTTCTCTCAATTGGCTTGCGCCATAGTAAATAATTTTTTCTGCACGTCGGCTCCAATCCATCTTCTTACCACCAAACATCATTTCAAAGGTAGTGACCATCAATGGTACGGGCCAGTCCCAAGTCTTAGGAATCTTCTGTGCATATACTACTTTAACATCATATGGATCATATTCGCTAGTGGCTGTCTTACCATTTCTATCAAAGCGCACTATATCCTTTTCTTCAAAGCGACTCAAATCTATTTCAAACATGGTAGGATTGAATATGCAGATAGGATATCTATCAGTCTGTTCAGCATAGTCAAGGATCATGTTTAAATTGTCTGGGCTTGGCTGAACATGCACCGCATGTTTGGTACTGATATAATGCATGGCCTGAGGACAAGTGGCCAATACGCTGTCATCTACTGAGTAACCACCCAGCCCCGAATAATCCACCAACCGGATCTTGTTGTCTAAGCCAAAGCCACCCAAATGATTTTCTATATACTCTAATAGGCTCTTTGCCGCGTTTGTGATAGTATATTTACTATTATCATGTACGAGTTTGATCTCGTATGGTTGCTGTTCTGCTGTAATAATTTTATCAAATAATTCTTTGACGGCTGGTGCTATATCAAATCCAATCATGACGCCCCAAGTATAGATCCAATTGATGTTGGGTTCTGTTATAGACATATACCACCGTTTACTATCGCGATCATATCTAACTTTACCTTGGCTTTCTTCTTTATAGTGATGCAGTTCTTTGATCAGCATGTCGTTATAAGGGAACTTGACAATAATATGTCCGTCTTCTATCCAAATGGCTTTGGTAGTGTCTAGTTTACGTACAGGTATACGGAATTGTGGATTCTCAACTGGTGTGACGTCAATGCCCAGCTTGGCGAACTGTCGGCGATACTTCAGCACTAGTTTACAGGCCAACACTGCTTGCTTTTCAGTGAGCCCTGTGCCAAAGCTGGTGGCATTGGCCATGCTGTTGACTATCTGTATATCATAGCGAGCCAAGCTGATCTTGGTCACGTTAGGCATGATTAGTGCAGTGATGCCCACTTCATACCCAGCGAGGTATTCAAGGTAGTCTTCCACGTGAGGATAGGTAATTGACATACTATTATTATACCTTACCCTTTCTTAATTGTCAACTGAAAAAGAAGCCCATGTATCGCTACACGGGCTTTGAGGCCACTGCACCAGGAGCTAGACAATAGTGGGTGCGTGGAAACTTATATTAATATATAGCGATCTGCGTATACAGATCGCGTAGTTTTGATACTAGTCAAATACCTTGCTGGTGATATCTACCAACATCCAACCTACTGCGAAACTGCCCACTAAGCCTTTTGCTTCAGGAGGTAAAAGCGTGTATAAGATTGCTAATACCACAAACACCACTGTTTTTTTCAACCAAATATTCTGATACCACATATTTTCTCCTTATCTTGATTTAAAGCAAGTTGTAGTTGCTAGTCCTGCCCATTTTAATGGAAAGCTCTTGCGTAATTGGGCGATCTTGATAGCCATACGCAATGACACTTCACGCAATTTAGTTTGATTGTCACTCATGAACTGGATGATCTCGTCTTGCTCAACTTCGCCAAAATCGTAGTCTTGGAATAACTCACCTGTGCGTGCGATCTGTTTGATACGCAAGATCTTATCACGCATGGTGTCCAATGTCAAGTCTAAATAGTGACAGCGTGATTGGATAGCATCCAAGTGGTCACGAGTCTTCTGGCTTTTCATCTGATCAAACTTCAAGTTAGTGATAAAGATAACACCACCCTTGAAGTCAAATTGATCTGGCACACCTTCACGACGTAGGCTGTGGCTGTCTGCTAACCATGAGATACGACGTTTCTTGCTGGAATCCAGTGCACCTTTAAGCAAGTTAAGACACACATCATCAAGTAAGATACTGTCACAGTCGTCAAATACCACCACTGAGTTTGCATCACTATACTTGTAAAGTGCCTTATACATACCTAGTGCTGAAGCGGTACCTTTGATCATTTCTGATTTAACACGACGTCCTGAGATCTGATCAAACAAGTTGGCCTTGTCTAATTCTCTCTCGATACCAAAAGATTTACCAACGCCTGGAGGACCGGCAACGATCATAGCACGAATATCTCCGTTCAATACAGCCTTGGTCATATCGTCTAAGATTTCAAATCTTTCTGCGATACGGGCTATAACGGCTTCGTCTGTTTCCTCTTGGGGAACTACCTGAGGCGCTGGTGGAGTGTATTTCGACTCATCAACCAACTCATAGTCAGTTGGGCTAGCCACAGTCACTCGGATCTTATCTTTACCAAAACGACCAGTACCATCAACGGTCACATAACCGCCTTTGCTACCTAGTTGGAATTGCTTGATCAAAGGAAATACTTCGTCCTTTAAATCTTGATTGCGATAACTACCGCTTTTGATTTTAATGAATCCTGTTGTCATAATTGCTCCTTAAAATTGTTTAATATGTGAAACCTCTAGCGGTTTTCTTATTTTTATAGTATAACTATAGCATACTTTTTGGGTTCTGTCAACCAGAATTTGGGTGCTATAAGTCATTGATTTTATTATACGAAATCGTAGGCAAATTCGCCTGTATCACCTATAGGATGTATTTCTACTTTACCTAAGCCCAATGTCTTGCTTAGTGCATGGAACACTGAACGGGCTTGATCTTCAGTAATAGTGCTAACAAACAAGGTACCGCAGTAGAACTCTGTAGTTACGGGTTTGTTTAAGGTAATTGTTACTAGCTGTTTTATTGTAGTTTCAAACATTTTTGCTCCTTTTCTTATTGTCTATGTGTAACATTATACATTAAAATAACCAAAAAGTCAACCAAAATAAATACTATTTTATACTGGATTTTCAATGAATTTTGTCGCTCCGCAGGCCATTTTCAATGGTGAAATAACAACGTTATCTCAAGTCCAAGAAACCCTAGATTTGTTAGATTATGTCAACCAACTGGTCAAGGAAAATTTTGATTGTGATATCAGCGAAGTTAAATTAGACTCAGTTGATCAAGTACCCAACTTTGTTCGCTGTGCCAGTGCGACCAAAACAGCATTCACAGATGGGACCAGCACACGTCCATTGATAAAAAAATTAATCACTGCTCGATACCGTCCAGAACTATTACCTGGTATGCTAGTAGACCCACCTAGATTACGCATCATACCAAATAGCCAGATACTAAACTCAGGAATAAGTTATAATTATAAAACACATCGTGATACTTGGTATGGTGGTGTACAAGAACAGATCAATCATTGGATGGCAGTAGCCAATGTCACAGCCAATTCAACCATGTATATAGCACCCAAGTACTATGATACGATCGTAGATAACAACAGTGAAATTTTTGATCTAGACACTTGGGATCAAAAATATCGTAAACAGGCTGTTAATAACATCAAGAATGAAGCTCGCCCACATCCTGGCGCATTGATC